TTTTATTATCCTAACTGGTGAATCTAGAACATTTCCATTATCGTATTGGAGTGGTGTTTCTTTAACTACCATAGAAAACAATAGATATTTTTCAGTATCTTCTGGTGGAAATCAATTTAATTTATATACAAATGGTAGTAGTACTCCTAATTTTATTTTTGGAAGTAGTGATTTATCGGGTGGAACATCAAATGGTAAAAGTTTAGGTGTAATGAGCTGGGCTGGTTTAGATGGAAATCTTGAGTCATTTAGAGTGGGAGCAGGAATAACAGTTAAAAGTGCTGAAAGTTGGAGTGGTGGAAATAGAGGTACAGAAATGTTTTTCCGCACTGTTTTAATAGGTGAAACTGCATTAACAAGGAGGTTTGAATTACAGGGAGATGGTTCAATTAGATTTAATCAAGCTTATCAATTTCCAACAACTGATGGAAATAATAATCAGTTGTTTGTAACAGATGGAGGTGGTAATTTAAATTGGAGTGATGATCTTACATTATCTTCTGTTTCTGCAACAACAATAAGTGCTGATACAATTGTAACTAATTTAACCCCCTCTCAAGTCGCTTATATAACCTCTGGTGGTTCTTTAACTGGTGAGACAGGTTTCGAGTACAATCAGAGTACAAATGTCTTCACAGCGCCTAATATGGCCACAGCAACCGATGGTTATCTTACTGTAGGGTCAGGTGGAACTGTTATAGGTTATGGAGGAACACCTGGAGTTACTGGAGTTGGTGATCTTGTTGTACATGGAAGTTTTACATTGTTTGGACCAGCATTTAGCGCTCATACAGAACAATTGTACATAGAGGATAATTTGATCACTCTTAATTATAATCCTACAGCGAGCACAGTTGCAAGTTCTCTTGGTGCAGGGTTTGAGGTGCAGGATGGTTCTGGAATACAAGGAACAGATGTTTTTTGGGATATCAGAGGAACTGGAGCTACTTTGTCAGAACGTAGTTTTACAACCAATCTTTATGAAATAAGAGTAAGGGAAACGGGAACAACCAGTAATCCTGCTGGATTAAGGGTTCTTGTGGAAAACGATGTTCTATATGGGGGCGACTTCTAGTGTTTACCGAGGAGGTTTTTAAAAATTTTACATATTTATAAACAGAGAGCGATCTCTGTTTTTTTTTATATATAAAAATTTATATTATGAAGTCTGGAATCTATAAAATAAAAAATGTGGTTAACAATAAAGTTTATATTGGTCAAGCAAAAAATTTAAATACAAGATATCGAGAGCACTTGTATTATATAAAAAACAATAAACATTATAATTATTATTTACAAAAATCGTTTGAAAAATATGGAAAAGAAAATTTTAATTATAGTATCTTAGAAGAAGTGGAAGATGATTCTTTGTTGAATATAAGAGAAAAGTATTGGATTGATTATTATGGGGGAATTAATAGTAATAATACGTATAACTTTAAAGACCCATTATTAAATGAATATAATGATTATATTAGAAAAAAACTAAGTAAGAGTAGTTCTGGAAAAAACAATCCTAATTATGGGAATTATTGGACAGAAGAACAAAAAGAAAATTCATCAAAAAATAAAAAAGGTAAATCATGGGAAGAATTGTATGGGATTGAGAAGTCTAAAAAAATGAAGAAAAAGCTTAGCAATTCACATGAAGGGAAAATAGTTAAAGAAGAGACAAAAGAAAAACTAAGAAAAATTAATATAGGAAGTGGAAATCCAGCATATGGTAAAGGGGATAGGCAGAGGGGAGAAAAAAATCCTATGTATGGCAAGCCATCAGTTACAAGAAGATTGGTTTTAAGATTTGATAAAAATGGGAATTTTATTAAGAGATATGAGTTTTTACAAGAAGTTGCTGAAGATGGGTTTAATGTTGGCAATGTTTCATCTGCGGCTAATGGAAAATTGAAATCTTCGGGCGGGTTTATTTGGAAGTATGAGGGGGATTAAACATCTCCCCCTTTTTTATTACCTCCTTGAGCTGCTACTGCTGCTTCTACTACTGGAACTCGAAGAGCTGTAACTACCCCTGTTGCTACTTGAGCTAGAAGGTCGTGAATATGATGATGATCTTGAACTAGAACTTGGTCTTGTATAAGATGAGCTTGGCCTACTTGCAGGTTTTTTGATAGAAGAATAGCTAGAAGAACTTGGTTTAGTGTATTGTGTGCTAGTTGGTTTACGATTTTGGACCACTGGTCTTGTGTATGTATTTGCAGGGTTTCTGCTATAAGAACTGCTAGAAGAATTTGTGTTTGGTCTGACATAAGATTTTGTAGTAACACTTTTACCACCATCATTTGTTCTACCTGGGCGGTCACCTCTAGTTCCACTTGTCACCATAGAATTGTCTCTTCCATAGTGTGTGTTTGAATTATTTGTATTATCTGCGGTGCTATTTTTATACCACCAGTCATTATGAAAATTGCTACTATAGTAGCTATTATACCCCCAATTACCCCCATAATTGCTATTATAGTGGTGATTATGGTGGTGATGATTATTCCCATAATAAGAGTAGTATGGGTAGTAATAATTGTAATAATAATAGTTACTTGGATAATATGTCCAACCTCTTGTCCAAGTTACGGAGAAATTGTTAAATTCCCAAGTTATACTTGGACAGTAATAGCTGGTATAATGATAAGTATGATGAAATCTCTTTATTCTGGAAGAATAATCAGGATATTCATAGTTATAATAATCTTGTGGAAAGGCAATTAATGCCATTAGTGTGATAAGTGCAGTTAGTAGTAATTTTTTCATAGCAGTAGTTTTTGTCTTAATACAAACAAAAACCATGCTAAATTAGTTAAAATTATTTATATCATCATAAATTTCGATAGGAATTCCTCCTTGTTGGGGTAGAGATAGGATTTTTCCACTTACATGAGTGATTTCAAACTCTCCAAAATACTTTCCAGATTCGTCTGTATCACCATTTTGCCAAGCGTATTGGATTGTTCCGCCAGAGGCACAAATTATTGTTGCGGTTTGATCATAAACTTTTAAATTATTACAATCATCTTTCATAGAAAAGGTAATAGTGGCACCAGATATATCATATGCAATCTTTTCATTTAGATTTCCTCTCCCTTTAACAGAAATCTGTAGTAGTGGAAGAGTATCATTTCTTTTTATTTTGAAAATTTGCGTCTTAGCCATTTTATTAATTTAATATTTCAATTTCTATAGGTCTACTAATAACCTCAGTTTCGATATCTCGGATGTAAATAGTTTCTGAGGTGTCTGTGTAATAAAATTTGAAAGATGTTTTTAAATTTTTTGTTGCTGTGGCAACAATGTATCTTACATTCCAAATAAGATCATAAGAGTTGCTTGTTGAATATAAATCCAAATTTAAATCTACATAGTAAACTCCTGGAGATTCTTGTACGATTGTTGAAACAGTTTCTACTAAAGTAGATGTATCTTTCAAATATGATTTAACACTTATAACTTCTGGATTAATTAAACTATATGAATCAGATAATGCACTGGATTCAATTTTATAAAATCTTTTATATAGTCTAAGGTAATCCATAGGTATAAATATTAAAATTCTGGATATAATAAAATATACCCAGAATTTTTTGAATATATCTTAGTTTTTAAGCGTCTAACAAGCACCTATCAGGTTGAATTGTGATGGTTACAGTGGAAACATCGTCTGCACCGTAATCATAGTCATCAAATGCAGCAGATTCAATCTGACAACCAATAAGAGTCCACTTTTCTACTTCTACTCCCGTTGGGTCGAGTGCCTTAAGTACAAGGTTCTTCTTGTATCCAATTGCATAACCCATACGGCCCGTAGCAGATTCAAAGTGTAATCTTACCCATTCCATTATTTTTTGAGTAGTGGATGGTCCAATAACATCAATAAACTTGATTTCAAGAGTTTGCCATACAGAACGACCAGCAACAAATGTTGATGTATTCATGTAGGGAATCTCTGTCTTATTGATGTTTAGAGATGGTTTTCCTGACGTTTGTACTAAATAAGATTCAATACCTAATTCTGTTGGAAACTCTAAAACAAATCTGTTCTTTCTTTTTGGTTCCTGTTCGATTGGAACTGGACGAAACATATCAGCCATAGTATAATTTTTTTAAGTTTATTATAAATAGGAAAAAAATTTTTTTGTCATTTACTATTTATTTTTTTTTATTATTTGGTTTTTTATGAAAAAAATATTTCTTT